TGGCGTATTCACGAAGAGATTGTTTAGCCCCTTCAATTGCTTTCTTAGTGGCTTCAAACAAGTTTTTAGCGGCTTGTCTTGCTTTATCTGATGCGGCCTTGGCTTTTTCGGCGGCAGCAATACCGGCGGCTTCAGCCTGACGCGCCCTATCTCCTGCTTCTCGAGCCTTGTCAATCTGGACCTTTAAGTAGCCAGTTTCTTCTGCTGCCTTGTTTGTGGCATTGGCATAATCGCCTTGAGCCTTAGTGGCGTTTCTGACCATAACGGTAAGACCGACAAGTGCAGCAGCTCCAGCTATGGCTGTGGCAATGCCGACACCCGTAGCAATTTGAACGGCGAAACCTGAAATGGCAAGAGCCGTGTTTGCTGCTGTGGTGATGGCAGCAATTGTGTTGTAAACAACCATTGCAGCCTTGGCTGCCAAAAGAGCTGTGGCGAGACCGCCGACACCAATTGCAAACCCAATGACTAGCGGCGTGTTCTCTCTAACAAAAGTGGCAGCCTTTTGGAGCCCCTTAGCAAACTCAGCAAGGTACGGCACCAGTGCCAAACCAATTGTTTCTTGAGCGTCGTCAAGGGCAATCTGCATTTTTTTCAATGAGCCGGATGCGGTGTTGGCAGCTGCGTCAGATGCGCCCCCAAAGTTGCTTTCAAGAATCTTGAGCACGTCAGAGAAGTCAGCGCCATTCTTAATTGCGGTCTTGAGCTCTGGGGACAACGCTGCAAGAGATCGCATGTTGCCTGAGAACCCACGTGACAGCGCCTCAGAAACAGACCCTAAATCTTGGCCAGTTGCTGCGGACACGTTTAACGCTGTTTGCAGTAAACGCTGTGCATGGCTGACGTCCTTAGTGGCTGTCACCAAAGTCGACAAGGCCGGACGAAGCTCGTCGTCCGACACGGCCGCGGTGTATTGAAGTTGCGCTACGAAATCCTCATTGGCAGAAATTTGAGCGTCTGTGGCTGTGGTGCTGTTGCGGATCTGAGTTGCCAGTTTCTTCATGGCAAGTTCTTCATCTGCGGCAGCTTTGGCAGCGGACAGACCAGCGGCAGCGAGACCTGCTACAGCGGCAGCAGCTGGGAGCGCTGCCTTGCGGATTGCGAACGATGCCTTTTCTCCGTTGGTCTTAAGGCTTTCAAATTCTTTAATGGCACTCTTGATGCCTTTGAGGTTGGCGTCTGCGACGATGCTGAGAATGATGCTCATTTAGGGGTCACCTTTAGATTGCGGTTTACGGCGTTGCCAACCTTCTCGACGATGTCAAGCATGCCCTGCTGGATTTCTCCTTCATGGCGCTCAAACGCTGGGTACATAATGCGTGAAGGCTTGCCGTGCTTTTCTGCAAGACGATCACCGAGCACGTTGCGATTGCGACGGCCAGCCATGTCGTAGACGGTGTTAGCCATGCCCTGCCACTTGACCGAGAAAACCGCAAGGTTGCGGACGATGCCGGCAAACTCCTTGGGCTTCTTGGCGCTAACCGCTTGCTTGACCATGGTCATTGCTGCAGACCCATTCCATGGAAACAATTGATAGCCGCTTTGAGTAACCCACTTTCGACCCATACCAGAGATAGGCGGGTCCTTTGGAATTTCACTGCGGATGTCAGCCACCAGCGGATTGGTCAGCTGCTTAAAATCTTTAGTGATTTGTAAACGCAAACGGCGGTCGACGCGGGACAGTTCAGAGAGTGCCTGCTTGAGTCCGTAGACCTCATAGTGCATCTCGACTGTCATTGCTTGCGGCTTTCGTTTAGGACTTTGACAACGGTCGCTAGATCGTTGGTGTCAAAGTCAATGGCTGGGGGCCACCAGCCCGTCGCTACTAGCAGCTCTGCTAGGCGTCGGCGCTGGGTTCCCCTTGGGTAGGGTTTTCGGTTTCCGAGTCGAGCACTTCAACCTTGTCCACCTTCTTAATGAAAGAGTCAAAGGCTGCGTCTACGACGACGTTCTGAACCTTGCATGCCTCGTATGCGAGGAAGGCTAAATCTTCAGCGCCGATGCCGGTGGCCATCTGTGTGATCTTGGACTTGTACTTGCGTTCCCACTGGGTGATTACCCAGAGGTTCGTGGTGACGGTTGCTTGTGCGCCATCGGTGAAGTCCACACGGAGTGTGAGTTTCATTTTGTTTCTCCCTTAGTTGTTAGATCAGGACACGTCTACGGAGTAGAGGCCGCCCTGAATCGTGATGTCAATGGTACTGAGCTCTCCCATTGTGGCATTGATGACAGGTAGCGAAGAAAGGAAGCAGCCAGTCAGGGTGAAGCCCGGATTGGTAGCCGAGTAGGTGCCCGGTGTTGACGGTGCAGCTGGCGAGACGATGACGTTGAACTGTGTGCCGACGAGGCTTGCAAGTGTTGCGTAGGTCTCTGACGCTGCGTAGCTCATGTAGAGAGTAAGCGTGAGCTCGTTGGATTCAAGGCCGCCGACATAGAAGCGAGCCAAGTCACCGAATGCGGTGGACTCAAGAGCCTCGACTGTGCGGGTGAGCGTTGCTGCACTGCACTGGTCGCGGAGAGATACGGCCCCAATGAGGACGTCTGGGTTGGAAAGGTATGTGGTCGTTGTAGCAGACATGGGGTTTACTCCTCGGTGAGTTCTTGCTTGGGTTCTGTTTTAGCAGATTTTGTGGGTGCTTGTGGGGCTTCAGAAATAAAGCCTGCCTTCAGCAGATAGTCAATCACCTTGTCGGTGATGTACTTGTTGATCTTGAGCTTCTCGCCGACGGTGCCGACGCGGTGCGAGTTTACGATGTAATCAGTCATGATGTCTGTGCCTGCATTGCAATAGTGAGGTCGTATGAACCGTAGTCCTGACCGCCGATGTTGAGTACTGATGGCCGTCCGTCAAGGACTGCCACATTCTTTGTGAGCAACGCAGCTGCGATGCTGAGAAGCACACGAAGACCGTTGAGGTCCACAGGGCCTGTGCCGATTACACGGACAGGGAATGTCATGCGGACGATGTTGTAGTTGAGTGCGTCGAACGATGGGGCATCAAGAAACGCGCACGGCGGGTTGATGGCTTTCGGATCTGTGACGACGCGTAAACCTGTGATGGTTGACAGCGTTGCGGTGAGGTCGTCGATGGCCTCGTTGAATAGATCCGTGTAAGCCACTATGCGACCTGCGGACGGTTGATGCCAAGTAGCTGCATGACCATTGGGGTGACACCGGTGGACGGTGGAGCGCCCATGCCGTCAAAGGTAGCAATCGTGTTGAAACTGCCCTTCTGCCTGTAGTACGCAGCGCCAATCATGATGGTGCCAAGTTTGACGTCACCAGATGGAGCAGTGGTGAGACTGTCCTGCAGGTAGCCCGCTTCGTATCTGCGACGGTATGCAAACGCGTTACAAGCAGAAGCACACTGAGTCAAGAAAGCAGCCTCCTCGATAGAGGCCGTTCCAATGCCGACATAGTCCTCAATGTCCGTAGCCGTGACCCAAGTGCAGGTCAGCGTCCATGTGCAGGTGCCCGTCGGAATTGCAGCGCTCCACTGAAGGTCATCACCGTCATCGCGAAAAAGCAACTGGTTAGGATGCGGAATGTTCGGGTCAAAAAGAAGTTCGCCAGTCTCAGAGTCGGTGCCGATGTACTCGTATTGAGGGCAGGCGAGGACAACGTGTGTGCCGTTGAGGCCGTGACCTAAACCAGCAAGCGTGATGCTTTGACCGACTTCAATGTCAGTACCAGTCAACGTCTGGACAACGGCGTAGTCGTCCAGACGCTGATGGCTAATAACTGTGAATACCGCCATGGCGGTACCGCCTCTCGCTTAGGCCTGAGTGATCTTGCGGATCATGCCAGGAATGGCAGCGAACGTACTTGCATAAAGATGGTAACTCATAGTCCTGCCGAGCAAGGAGGGAACCTCCACGCTCTGCAATCCACGAATCTGCTCGTAGTACTCGAAGGCATCGCCTTGGCCCTGACCGACGCGGGTGATGACCATTGTCTTAGCAGCAAAGTTGCTGTCTACGACAAGTTGCAAACCGAGTGGGTTTCCGTTCCATGTTGCTGCACTTGCTGCGCCGAGTGCGTTCATGCCTGAGAGGCCGTTTGCAATCAGAGGGAAAACTGGTCGACCGTCTGCGCCGATGAGCTGGCCGAGCTGCGACCATACGTCAACGCTGACAAACATGTGGGTTGGCAACCAATTGCGTCCCGATGAGATGTCGTTGGCTGAATCGTAAACGCTCTTGAGAAGGTCGGTCACTGTGCCGTCCCAGACGCCTGATGACGTTGCTGCTGCAAGGAGGTTGTCTGCTGCGAGGTTGTCGCTGGCAATCATTGCCTCTCCCATAAGGTCATTGAGGATGAGCTGCATTGCCGCTGGCGAAGTGAAGTCAATGTCCTGAACCGAAAGAGTGACTTGACCGGCGAGGGTTGTCTTGCTGACGGAGTTGGAGTTGATCACCATTGTGGTTGCGGAAACTGCTGAGAGTTCGCTTGCCTGTGCGGCTACCGAGGTGTGAGTTCCAATGGTTGGGCGGATAAAAGTCTTCTGAGTTCCACCGTCTGGATAAGCACGAGCGCCTACAGCTTCAACGACAGGACGCAGGAAATTGAGATCTTGGACCAGAGGTCCCAGCACGTTGACATTCAAGAGGCCGGGTGTGTCGGTGCTAAGCACGTCTCCAGCTGCGGCCTGAAGGGGTGTGCGGTTTGACTGTGCAAACTCCTGTAAACCCTTGTTCAAGTTTGCAAATGTGTCGCCACCGATGTGGTATGCGGCCATGAATTCGCCTGCGGATGGCATGCGGAATTCGCGCTTAGCCTGTGCAGGAATTGGTGCGGATGGGATCGCTGCTGCTTCTACTGCATCAGCTGCTGGGGTTGCTTCCACTGTTGTCTCCTCGACTGGTTCTGTGGTTTCTTCTGTGTCGGGTTCTGTTTCCGCGGAGGCGGCCACACGTGTGATGGTAGCACCGCTGAACGCTGCTATGGGCACTAATGACAATTCCATCCAATCGGCTGCGGTGACAATCATGCGGCCTTGGTCGTCGTATGAAAACTCAGTCGGGTTTACACCGACACTGACTTCCATAACGCCATCTGCCGAGAGGGTCAATGCGTCATCCCCAGCTGCGGTGCGTGAAATCTTCATACTCGCAAGCATCGCCTCATCAGTAGAAACACGCTCAGCAACAATGCCGACCGGCTGAGAAGAATCGTGATACATAAAAACACGGGGAGCCTTGCCATCTACTGGAAGAGAACCCTCACGGAACATGACCTCGGTGCCGTCGCTCACAGTGGCAAAAGTGTTCCAAGGTACGGCGATGGCGTCAATGCGTCGCTCCCCTGTTTCCTCGCCGGCAGCAGCGCTAACGGTAATGGTGTCTGATGTGAAACGGATCATGCGATTTGCTCCTGTGTGTTTTCTTCTGGTACTTGTGAGTCCTCTTGACTCATGGAACTTTCTTCAAACTCGCCGATGAAGTCGTCCACGTCAAACTCTACGAAGGTCCCGCGTGGGAGGATTGAGTCAGAGCTGAGCGTTGATGCGATGCACTCTGCGTAGATCTTTGTTCCAAATGTCCAGAGGTCAATGCGTGACTCTCGGCTGTTGGTGTAGGCGTAGGAACCTGTGGAAACGCCGAGCAAGTATGGGGGAACGTTGCAGAGACGGGCGATGTCAAGAGCGCTGTAGTTGGCTGACTCAATGAGCAGCATCTTGTCTGGTGTTGCCGAGGTTGGCTCATAGCTCAGGAATTCGTTGAGCGCTGCAGTTTGGTTGGTTGCTCGAGCTGCGTTGAATGCAGCCGATAGATCGGCTAGCTCTTGGGCGCTGAGAGGTTCGCCACCTGTTTGCTTGAGAATTCCTGACGGAATTGCTGAGGCTGCATTGCGGAAACGCGAGTCTTCAATCTTGAGTGCCGTGGCGATGGTTTGCTCGCTCTGGTAGATGATGCCTTGTACTGGGCTGATGAACTGGACGAGGTCCTTGGGATCAAGCATGCCGCCCTGAAAGTAAACCTCGTTTGATGGGGCAAACCAGACGGGACCTGACTGGTCCTGTGTGGTCACAGAGCCTGCTGGCAAGCGTGTAAACGTTGCGGGGTATCCGTCTTGTGTCCTGCTGGAGATCCACCAGAAGGCTCTTCCGAAGTGAAAAAGATCATCTAGCGTCCAAGCCATAAGGGTCTCGTAAGGGATGCTCGGATCTGGGCGACGCAACCATGAGCGCGGCGCAAGATCTGTTTCTTCCATCTCGCGGGTCTCTTCGTTCCAAGACTCTTTGTACATCTTCAAGCGCATTGCTGAGATTACGGTCGCGTGGAGATCACGAGCGCGGGAAACCGCTGGCACTTGCATTGCGCGATTACGCGCTTCGCCTTCAATGTAGGTGTAGTACTGGCCAATCATGTTGGGTCCAGTGTTGTTGGCGTAGTAGCCACTTCCAGCAGCAGCTGCCTTCTGTACGGGCGCTGGGCTGATCTGTGCTTTGGTCTCACCCTTAGTGAATAAACCCATAATGACCTTTCGAAAGGGTGACCACCACGCCCGACGCGAGGCGGTCACTTAGTGAGAGCATACGCTACTACGAGACCACGAGCATGGGCTTCTGACGGTTAGTCGGTTTACTCACAAGGCTGATTGCAAACACAGCAACACGGGCAAGCTCGATAGGTCCTGGACTTTTTTGACTGCTGAGGACGGCGCCTTGGGCGGTCTTGACCATGACGGCGCGACCGAGATGCTCGGCCAGTGCGGTGGACCCAGTGTGTGCAACCTTGTCTTCAAGGATCATCTTCTGCACAAGGGTGGTGTAGCGAAGCAGCTCACCGTATCCAACGACGCTGTACCGGCGAGAGTATTGCGTGGGCATGTGGATCTCGAGCGTTGGTGTAATCGCAAGGGTGGTGGACTTGTCCTGCATGACGCGTTCAATCTGTCGCCACATTTCGTCTTCTGTGTCAACGACAAACTCGACATGCACGATGGTCTTGTGGTCCATCTGCACGGCGCGAACCCCGACATAGCGAGCCTCCGAGATAGAGCTGTCAACGGCAAGCACCCCGCCCGCTGGCATCTCAAGATTGGTGTGGCATTTGCTCCAGTCGCCAATGTCCCACGCGCCACGGCTTGAGACCCACTGGTTCAGGTGGGCACGTTGGAAGTAATCCTTTTTGGACGCTGCACGGAGAGCCTTCATTGTGATCGTCGTGCCCAGCGCTGGGTTAGCCCACCGGTAGAACTCCTCGCCCTTGGCCTCGGGGGGCATGCTCCACTCAGCGAAATAGAGCCCGTTGTTTTCACCACGGTCAATGTCGCGTAAACCCTGCTCACGGATTTGCTGCATAAAGAGTGAGTCCGCATCTCCAGCCGTCGACCACATAGAAAGCAGGGGGTTACTTTTAGCAATCATGGTGGGCCTGATTGCCTGATCCATGACCTCGCCGGCGATGTCGAAGATTTCGTCTGCCACCACGAGATCGTAGGAGCCACCGTGCAAGCGAGTTGATGCAGCTCTGACTTCCCACTTTGAGCCGTCTGGCATGGTTACGGATTTACGCCCGAGGGCTTGCATCTGCTTAGCGCCAAAATGCTCGACAAGGATCGGGGCGACGGTGGCGTGGATTGCCTCGGCGCGGTCCAACATGTTTGCAGTGCTCAGCACGTTTACCTTGCGACCCCAAGGATGAGTCAAGAACCAGCCAATTAAAGCCGAGAGCGCAAGGCTCTTTCCGTTCTGTCGAGCCGTGCTGACCAACGCTTCTCGATGCACAAAATCGCCGGCATCATCCGTCTCAAGCTGCTTTGTAAGACAGTGCAACTGCCAAGGCATGAGCTCGGTCTGCATGAACTTCGAAGCCCACTCAGCAACAAGAGGCCCATAACTCCAGCCCCCCAAGCTGATCGTTTCCAGTCTGGGCAATGTGCGGCCAGTCTCGATGTCTCCGTTTACCTCGTCCGTGTTTCCAGCCAGTTCGGGCT